TATAATTTATATTAGATTATATTCCTTATTTTTCTATAATTATTATTACGATTATCTATTATATGGATAAAAAAATTTGATAGACTATTGCTATAATTATATAAATTAGAGAAAAGACTGTCAACCCATAGAATGAATTCAACCACTTCCAAGACTAAGACTACCGGAGAATCCAACAAGAACCAAAAATATTGGAGCATCATCTGGCGTTCCATTGCGCCAAACAAGAAGAAAACCAAAATGAACCCATCCGATTTAGATGAAATTCGCAAAACATTGTTGAAAAAGAAACTGACGCAAATCCGAGCGTCCACTTAGGACAATAATACATTGTTCTTTTTGTTTTAGTTATACTCTTTTTTTTATATTTCATGTATTCAATTTACATAATTTAATTATAATTAGTTAAAATGAATAATGTTATCATATAAGAATATGGTATTAAATTAATAATATAGATATGTCTAACGCAGAGGAGAATATTGAAGATTTTTTGGAAGTGGACCCAACAATTCCAGGTCAACAATATTGTGTTTTATCTTTTATAAGTCCGGAACATGTATTAAAAAAGAAAGAGTCCTATTTTAACAGTGAGTTTTTAAAATGGTTATGTGACCAAAGTGATTTTTTAGATAATGTTGTATTAAAGAATGATAAAACTCGCTTGAACTATAATAGTGTTAAGGAGAAATATGATGATTTTTTGTTTACGAATGAGGAACGTTTGGAAAATGAATTTCACGAGTTGGAGAATTTCAAAACAACTGCTCGTGGTATTAAAGTTCGTGGTGTTTATGCGACACAACGCGAGGCAGAAGTTCGTTGTAAAGTCCTTCAACGTTTAAATAAGCGTGATAATGTATTTTTAGGTCAAGTAGGATATTGGTTGCCTTGGGACCCTAGTCCGGATCGTGTTGAAAATACTGAATATTTAGAGCCAGAATTAAATAAACTAATGAAACAATATAAGGAAAATGCGGCCAAACGGGATATTTATTATCAAGAAAATAAGGATAATTTATTAAAGACTCGTGTCAAAGAAACGATGGAATCAGAAAAAAACGAGGATGTTCCTAAGGAAGCACTTTTTGAGAGTAATGACCCATGGTTAAATAAAGATAAAAGGGATTAGATTTTATGTGTAGAATAAATATATGAAATCTATAGTAATATTATTTTTTATAATTGGAGTAGTAATGGTTTTAGTAGGTTATACGCGTCAATATAGTATTTGTCCAAATCCTAAGATTGAATATAGATACATTCCGAGAACATTCTATGATGAACAACTAAGTAGTCAAAATGTTCTCAAACAATTTAGTTCTATGTTTCAGGATGAAAATCCTTGGATTATGGATAGGAATATAAATAATACGGAAAATGTAAATACTTCTAATTTCTACAAAAAGGTATATACATAATTAAATGACGATTCTTGGATTCTTTAAAAATATATAGTATAATAATGAGAAAATCAAAAATAGTATTAGGAAGAATAAATATACGGTGGTCAACAAGAGGATAAAACGACACAAAATGGATTGATTAATGGTGTAAAATATTGTCCAAATGAAACAGAACCTGATAAGAAATGGAAATATGGTGATAAATGTTTTAAAAGTTGTAAAGATACCGCGGAGAATACATTTCCGGTATCTTGGGATGATGACCACGATCAACGTATGTGCGAAATAGACACTCCATCAAATCGTAGGAGATATTATTTGACACGATTTGGTCCATCTGCTGCGTACAAAGCATTACGTATTGGAAAAGATGCTATTACTACAGCACCATCTTACTTAAAATCTGCGGCAGAATGTGTTGGAGAGGCTTGTAAAAATTTGTTTAATTCTTCACCTCTTGAATTACCATATCCATACGATGGTGAACCAGGTTGGTTCGATCATCCTGATCCTACTACAGGAATAGACTATTACCATCCTCGTGATGTTGCGCCCAGAACTAAAAAAACTCAAGCTGTTGCCGATAATCAAGTTGATGATCATCAAGGAAGTTGGGTTGATTGGTTTGATCCGATTAAATACCCTGACCAACCGCCTAATAAAAAAAAATAATTTTCTATTATACATATTTATAGTGTATTAGAAAATTATGTTTTCTACATCGCTTCCCGACAAGCTTTACGAAAACGAGTAGCGTCACTTTCGGTTGCATGAAATTGATAAACATCTTTTGATATGCCATATGTTTCTAATTCTTTATTAGACATTCTACTTAATCTAGCTAAACAAGTATCGTCAAATCTGGCCATTACATCTGTCCAAATACCCATATATTTACCATTTTTTTCAATATCCTCATCGCATAAATTATTTAAAATTTTATTTAACTTTTTATTATTTGATCTATCGGGTGTTCTAGAGCATCTTATTTGTTTTTTTGATTTCTTTTTCGGTGGCATACCGCCATAATATCCTTTACGACTAATCATTTTGTTTATATAATATAATAATATTTTTTAATTTAAAATATAGTAAGTCTACACTATAACTATTTAGATATCTAATTTTTTAAGTACATCTAGAATATCATTATCTCCTTCCAAATGAGTGTATTGATCTTTTGATATAAAATAAAAGTCAGTAAATATAAAATAATCTCTAACTTTTGTATCAAAAAAATCATTAATTAACGTGAATGATGATGTCGTTTTATCTTGGCGTATCATAAATCTATAGAATTTATTCGATTTGTTATATAAAAAAAGAAAGTCATATGATTTGCAGTCTATGTAATAGATATATATATTTTTAAAATTAAACCTTTCTATTACAATATCCTTTAGTTTTGGGTCATAAATAATAATATAATTATAACTATTCACATTATTTATTAAAGATGCCGCATTTGATAAGTGTTTACGCATGCCTATACACATTATATATGTAATATTTTTAGATAGATAAAAATTTGATATTTAAAATAATCATTTTATTTTAAATATTAATAAAATGATAACTTTAGACAAACAACAACAAATCGCAGTTGATTTGGTTTGTAATAAAAAAAATGTTTTCCTAACAGGAGGCGGTGGAACAGGAAAGTCCAGAGTGTTAGAATATATAATAGACATATTTAAAGATAAATATGGTGACGATTTAAAACAACATGTTGGTATAACCAGCACAACTGGATCAAGTGCTCTATTGATTGGGGGGGTGACTATTCACAGTTTTTCCGGTTTAGGTGTTAATAAAGAAGACGATGAACAATACATACAGAAAATATCTAAACGCCGATACATTCGAAACCGGTTTAAAAATCTAAAAACATTGATTATAGATGAGATTTCAATGCTTACTCCAAGAACATTTCGTATGATTTATAGACTGGCCCAGGTTATTCGTAAAAATACAAATCCTTTTGGTGGAATACAAGTTATTCTAAGTGGTGATTTTTGTCAATTGGGACCTATTTTAGAACAACATATTTCGCATCACGATATGGAATATTGTTTTGAAACATTTGAATGGGATGCCAGTGATATTAATATTGTTCATTTTAAAACAATTCATCGTCAAAGTGATGCACAATTTATAGAAACCCTTCAGAAAATACGGTTAGGAATTTCGGACCAAGATACTACAAGTATTTTAATGAATCGTTTTAGAAAGCCGTTAGATAACGAATTTGGTGTGGAGCCAGTACAATTATTTCCAACTAGGGAAAAAGCGAATGAAGTCAATCAACGATATTTTAGTAAAATTGAGACTCAATCTGAAAGTAGAGTATATCATTTGAAAATTTCAGTTGAAAGTATTAGTAAACCGGAATATGAAACGAATACGAGTGATATAGAGCGTAAAATTAAATCACAACTGCCAATAGATGATACTATAAAGCTTTGTGTTGGATGTCAAGTTATTTTGGTGGTTAATTTATGTGTAGAAGAAGGGTTAGTAAATGGTAGTAAGGGAAGAGTAAATGGTTTTAACGAAAACGATGAACCCATAGTTATATTTTCAAACGGTAAACAAAAAAATATAGCTATGCACACTTGGGAAATAGATGAAGGTTGTAATACAATTAAAGCAACCGGTCTGCCGATAATTTTAGGATATGGTTGTACCATTCATCGTTCACAAGGAATGTCGTTGGACCTTGCTATAGTTGATATAGGTAGGAATGTATTCACTGGAAGTGGTGGATATGGTCAAATATACGTAGCCCTTAGTCGAGTTAGGTCATTGGATGGATTATCTATATTGAATTTTGACCCAACTCGAATTCGGTGTCACCCAAAGGTTATTGAATTCTATCAAAATATTGATAATCCCCGAAAAAAAACGTCATCTATTTCGTCTACAGTTAGCACTGAAAGTGATATAAGTATAGAACAAGTCGAATTGAAAATAGCTGCTCCTAAACCAAATCCACCTAAACAAGAAAACACGCAATTGAAACCTAAACCTAAACCAGTTAATCAACCACCAGCAGATATTCGCAAATACTTTTCCCCATTAACGTATTAGATTGATTTATAGAAACCCCAATTTAAATCATTACATATTTTATCCCATATAGCATCCTGTTCTTGTAATTTTTCACGAGATTTCAGAAGAGGAAAACACGGTAATAAATTATCCAATTCTAACAATTCACAAAATTTATGTAAAACATATGTATAGGATAAAAAATTTTGCCTCTCTGGCGGACAATATTTCATAAACGGAATTTGAATTTCTTTAAACATTACACGTAAAGTTTCTTCTTGACTTTTAGTAATATTAGGCGGAGGAATTCCATTGATATGATTTATAATATGGGGTATATGTTCATAATATTTATTTAAATCTAATTTTTTTAATATTTCACGTATTTTTTCTGGTTTGATTATTGTAAGGTCAGTTATTCGCTCTTTTTTTATTTCCTTTTTAATATGTTCATATATTTCATCTGGGATTTCGGTGCTTTCTTTTCCTTTAAATTGTGATATATGCTCATTAAAATGATTTATCCGTTTATAAGCAAAATAAGCAATTTCTTTAGGAGGCTCTCTATAACTTGGTTTATCACAATCAATGAATACATACTCTTGCACACCACATTTTTGACAGATCAATAATCCTTCGGCATAAACAAACAATTTTTGTTGGTAGCATTGTTTACACACTTCAATATCATCTTCTTTATCTTTATCACTTATAAATTTACTATCAACATAACTCATATATTTGTCAAACATTTTGGTTTTACTAACTCCTTTTTTTAAATCTTTTTTTTGGTCAGTTGGGATGGTTGGTGGCAAATTTGGTGATTGTTCTGGTTCATCGCGAGTGCCTTTCTTAAAAAAATCCAATATGGATTTAGACAATGGGTTTTTGTTATCAATATCAGTTAATTCATTTGTATTATTAGACTTATTATAATAGTTAAATAGAATATGGCCGGTATTGACGAAATATTGTGTAGAATTAGAACTATTGTTTAGATTTTTTTCTAGTTCATCTAATTCGCATTTAAGTACGAATTTACGGTCCAATTCATTGTCATTTATAGTGCTATTTGATATGGCGCACAATTTTTCGTATTCATTTTTGATTTTTTGGTATTTTGAGTGTAATTCTGAAATGTTTCTCTTCTGGTTATCAAATGATTTGATAATTTCTTGATGTTTATTGTCTATATTTATAGGTTGTGAATCTTTTTTTTTACTTTTATCTTTATTAAATAATAGCATATTTTACGTATTTATATATTTTATAAATCGTTATGTTTTTAAATAAATGAATTGGCATATAAAAATAAAAGAATTCGTCCAATATCGCCAAGAATTTTAAATATTATTTAATATACTAATGATTAATAATGATATAGTGATTACACTTATTAAAATTTCTTTTATATATGGAATGATAAGTGATGGCTGGAAATTCAGATATATCGATAATAAAACAATAGAATTTAAAAAAAATAGGATAGGAAATGAAAATGTTAATTTAACTAAATTAATTAAGAAACATCTTATAAGTCCTTAAATATAAATTGTTAATTAGGTCTATTAATAAATACTATTTAACGATTTATAGAATATATCTAAGCGCAAAATAATAATAGTAAGGAAATCAATTATTATCTATTAATAACATAATACGCGTTTTGCCGAAAATATTTTCTTACCTTATTATATAAAAAACACAAATGGGTGGTGGTCTCATGCAACTTGTCGCTTATGGTGCTCAAGATATCTATCTTACGGGCAATCCTCAAATTACTTTCTGGAAAGTTTCTTATAAACGTCACACTAACTTTTCTATGGAATCTATTGAACAAACCTTCAATGGTGCTGCCGATTGGGGTCGCAAAGTTACCTGCACTATCTCTCGTAACGGTGATTTAATCTCTCGTGTTTACCTTCAAGCTACTCTCCCCCGTGTCACTGTTTCCGGTGCCCAACAATTCCGTTGGTTAAACTGGCTCGGCCACGTTATGGTTAAACAAGTTGAAGTTGAAATCGGTGGCCAACGCATTGACCGTCACTACGGTGATTGGCTCCACATCTGGAATGAACTTTCTCAATCTGCTGGTCACGCTGAAGGTTATGCTTCTATGGTTGGCAACGTTCCTCGTCTTGTTCAACCTATTTCCGGAACTGTTAACAATGCTCCCACTGCTCCCGCCAATGCTAACTTAACTGCTAATCAAATGGCCTTCGGTGATTGCGATCTTAATTCTTGCGCTCCAGAAACGACTCTTTACATCCCTCTTGAATTCTGGTTCTGCCGCAACCCCGGTCTTGCTCTTCCTCTTATCGCTCTTCAATACCACGAAGTTAAGGTTAACCTTGAATTCCGTGAACCCCAAGGTTGCTATTGGTACAATGGAAACGGCAGCAACGTCCCATTCACTCTTCCTTCTCTTAAGTCCGCTTCTCTTTATGTTGATTATGTTTATTTGGATACTGATGAACGCAGACGTTTTGCCCAAACTTCTCACGAATACCTCATCGAACAACTCCAATTCACTGGCGCTGAATCTGTCAACTCCACTTCTAACAAGATTAAACTTAACTTTAATCACCCTGTTAAGGAACTTATTTGGGTTGTTCAACCTGATTCTAACATCGACGTTGCTTCTACTCAAGCTGTCGGTGGCCCCCAATGGTTTAACTATACCGATGCTCTTGATAGCACTCCTTTGTCTGGCACCCCCGCTTCTCCATACGGTGAAGGTCTCGTTGGCTCTGCCAATGGTGGTTCTATGACCCAATCTCTCTTTGGAACTTTAGGTGGAACTTCTGGTGTTACCGTTGTTGACCAAGGCGGTATTGGAAGTAACACTCTCGCTGGTTTAGACGCTAACTTTGTCCAAAACTCTAACCTTCCCAACGGTTCTTCTGTTGCCAACGTTGCCAATGCCGCTCTTGCTACTGCTTGGAACATCGGTCTTGCCTCTGCTAACTACCTTCTTGACCGTGGCAACAACGCTGTTGCTTCTGCCAAAATCCAACTCAACGGACACGACAGATTTTCTGAACGTGATGGTCGTTACTTCAACTTGGTTCAACCTTACCAACACCACACCAACTGCCCTGCTACCGGTATCAACGTTTACTCCTTTGGTCTTAAGCCAGAAGAGCACCAACCTAGTGGCACGTGCAACATGTCTCGTATTGACAACGCTACTCTTCAACTTCAACTCACTGCTCGCTCCGTTGCCAATGCTCGTTCTTGCCAAGTTCGTGTCTACGCTACCAACTACAACGTTCTCCGTATCATGTCTGGTATGGGTGGTTTAGCATACTCTAACTAGAGCGTTTAGCTTAGTTCTAATAATTAATTAAATATATTTTAATTATTAAAACAAACAGTTTGCTTTCACTATAAAAAGCAAAAGTATACTCTGATTTCGCTTGGAAGAAAGCAAAAACCGCAAGCAAATATTAAAATACTTAAAGACAAGGGTGTATTATGATATATAACATCCATTATACAATGGATATAGTAAAAGCATTTAACGAAAATAATCTACACACCGAGATTGTAATCAAAGGAACGATTGATCATCCTCTGTTTCGCGCCAGTGATATAGGTCAGGTATTAGATATGAGCAATATTAGAGCAACTATAGTGGATTTTGATGAAACAGAAAAGGTCGTAAATACTATCGACACACCTGGTGGGGCACAACAGGTATCATTCCTTACGGAGAAAGGTCTGTATAACGTGTTATTTAGGTCAAGAAAACCTCTCGCTCAAAAATTCCGTAATTGGGTATGTGAAGTAATTAAAGAAATAAGATTAAAAGGTGTTTATGATTTACAAAAACAATTAGAACAACATAAAACTGAATTAGAACAACTTGAAGACAAAAAGAAACAAGAATATGAGGTTAAATTAGAAAAAGAAAAAGTCCTAGAAAAACAAAAGATGCTTCTCAAAGAATATGGTTCAATTGGTTCAATTGTGTATATCATCAGAGTAAAAACATATGAAAATGGACAATATATCGTTAAAATAGGTGAAAGTCGCAAGGGAATTACCGCCAGATACAATGAACACAAGAGCAAATATGACGAATGTCTATTATTGGATTGTTTTTGCGTGAACAAAAGCAAAGACTTTGAAAGTTTCCTTCATCACCACGAAACTATCCGACCGAACCGCATTACCGACTTAAAAGGTCACGAAAACGAAAATGAACTATTTCTTATTGGTAAGAATCTTACCTATCAAATGTTATTAAATATTATAACTAATAATATAAATTATTTTAATGGAAATGATAACTCTAAATTAGAATTAGAGGTTCAAAAACTAAAACTTATGTTAGAAATGAAAGAAACATCAAACGAAAATCCCGTTTTACTAGAACTATTAAATTTAGTTAAAACTTTATCAAATAAAGTTGATAATTTAGAAAAAATAAATAAACAACTATTGGAAAAAGCGAATACCTCATCTATTAAAACGTCCACCGGATTTAAAGAGCCGTTGACCACATTAGGACCAAGACTACAAAAAATAAATCCGGAAAATCTACAAATAGTTAACGTGTATGAAAGCGCGTCGGAAGCAATGAAAGAAGATAATAAAATAAAAAGACCATCGCTTAATAAAGCAGTAATGGAAAATACTGTTTATAATGGGTACCGATGGCTATTCGTAGATAGAGAATTAAACCCAGATATTATTCATAATATCCAACCTACAAAAAAAACGAAGGTTCAAAAATTAGGCTACATCGCTCAATTAAATAGTGAACAAACTGAAATTATAAACGTATATTTGGATCGTAAAACAGCTGCTTTTTATAATGGACACGCATCACTAGACTATATCGTTCTAAATAATACAATCTCAAATGGATTTTATTATAAATTATATGATAAATTGGATGACCATTTAAAACAAACATTTGTAGAAAAAATAGGTGAAGAACCCATTTTGTATAAAAATGGCTTGGGTCAATTTGATAAAGATAATAATCTAATTAGAGAATTTGCCTGTAAATATGATTGTATTCGACTAATCAAAATAAGTGATAAAACATTATCCAAAGCATTAACTAAAAATATGGAATATAACGGATTCTACTATAAAGAATTGGGAAGTAAATTAAAAATTCACTGATTAATTATCTTTTTTAACCCTTACATCGTCAGGCATATTTTTCATTAAAAATCAAATATTTTCTTATTTTACAAGCACTAAATAAGAAAATAGTTATATAATTCGTTTTTTAAAGAATTGTAGGACGCCTCCAGGAGGTGTCAAAACGATGTAAGGGTTAATAACTCAATACTTTAAAAATATATTTATACATTTTTAACGTGTAAAATGCTGATTATGAATAAACCTTATCAATTGGAATCATAATATTTAGCGCCTGTATAATCTAACCATTCTTCTAATGTAAACTTTATAAAATCATCAGGAAGTACATATGTTTTATATTCCATATCGAACCCTAACGAATTCATTTCATCGTAATGTTGTGAAGCGTATTGCCTCAAATTTAAAAATTCTTCAATAGAATGTATTTCTGATTCTTTTGCACCTATTCCACTATAATGGATAAATGGCATTTTAGATATTTGAATAAGTTGAATTATATTTATATACTTATTCGGCATTTGAAATGTCCTAAGGTGTAAAAAATAAATGTTTTATTATTTTTACACTAATTTTTGTATAAATCGAAAAATTTTAAAGATAAGCAAAAAAATTATTAAAATTCTAAAAAAAAATAATATTGTAAATTATATACCAAAATAATGAGTAATAGAAGACCTAGACCACCCACCCAGTGGGATGTAGCACCTGATTCAAGAGATGCGATAATATCTCAGATGAGGAGAGATGGTCGTGATGATATGGATATTATCGCAGCTTTGGCAGATTTAGAACAACCTAGTAATAGACAACCCACTCGATGGGATGTCGCACCTACTGGTTTCCCGGCACCTACTGGACGCAATAGACAACCCACCCGGTGGGATGTCAAACCATCCGATCCAGAAGCTGACGATGACGCTGATGCGCTAATACTACAAATGAGG